CGCTTGTTGTGCTCGGGTTGCTGGTATCCAGTCCCAAGGCTGTGTTTTCATCCATCAGGAATCCTTTCGGGTGTTCCTATATGACACATAGAAGTGTCCCATTACTGCATGTTAGGCAACTCTATACCCATTTGGTTTTGAAGTTGACTTATCAGTTCGGGTGGTACTCCGCCTGTGCCTTCAAAGACTTGTTCGGGAATAGGCCCTGGCCCCATGCCGCCTTGCGACATTGGAGGCACACCAAAGGGATCTGCTACTCCCCCAGATTCCTCTTGCGCAACTTGAGCGTCAAGAGGAGTTTGTTGTTGAATCATGTAACGATCAGGATCATTAATTCCAAACCCATAAGACAACACATGTTTCGCTATTTCCGCAGGATCAACAACAGTTCCAATGAGCGGTGCCATAGCGTTCAGCAAAGAAATTGCTTGCTGCCTTCTGGCTGTTTCATTGAATGGTTGCGTTGAACCGCCTTCAACAGCGAAATCAAATTCCCCAATGATGTCGTCACGGGTGTAAGCGACAAAATACTTTTGGTCATCTTTCCCTGTGATGCGCACCATTTGGGCATCAGTCATGTACTGCATCATCAGTTGCATGACCATGCGTGCGACTTCAGAAATAGAAATTTCTACAATCGCAAGTTTGTCTGCCGCACGAGCGTTACCTGCATCAACAATGATGCTGGCCTCAGTTGCGGTGCGACGGGTTTCTGGCATTTGTCCACGGGCATATTCGGATACGCCGCTTACAGTGTTGATGTCCCCTTCGATAATGTTGGAGTGGTTGTACATTTCGGGGGCAAGAGGGACTTGCGGTAATGGTTGGACCACTCCTGCAAGGTCACGGTTCTCGTCGATAACAGGAACAAAACGTCCATCGTCATCAGACTCCAATGCTTCACGGCCTTCAGGACCAAACGACCGTTCGTGATACAAATACTTTCGGGCGTACCGTTTTCTGTGGTTCACCATTTGTGAACGAGTTTTATTCAGTTCCTCTTGAAGCGATTCGATAGCTTCAAGGTCGCCCATCGGATAGAACACATCGGGAACGTCATAGTTCCGCATCATCACAAACGGATGACCGAAATGGTATGGCATGGGTGTCGGATCGAGCAGATAGTCGTCGCCACTTTCACCGCACACCGAAATGGTGCCATTTTCCAGATCATAGAACTCGTACAAGGTGACTCTGGCGGTCACTTCGTTGTACTGTTCTCGTTCGTCGTCGCCATCCCAACGGTAACGAACACCAGAATCAGCGACCAAATCTTGACGAGTTGAACGCTTAAATCTTTTATCTCGTTTCACTTCAGCAAGTGGACGCACGATACGTTGCGCAACCCAACGAGCATCTTCAAGACATGTTGCTTCAGGGTCAACAAGCATGTCGAACGGACTGATCCGTTCCACAAACGCTTGATCTTCAACAACTTCCATTTTTTTGGAAGGGATAGCGTCCATCACGTCCTGATCTGATGGAAGATCATTCATCATTTCAGGGTTGTCGTAAGCGAACTGGTCCACTTCAATAGTGGCCTGATTGTATTCGGCTGCCATTTCGGCAGGCGTTAAATCTCTTTCTTCTTCCACGAAACGCCAACCGACTTTAAGCCAGCCGTGCCCCACGATCAGAAAGTCTTTAACTGCCCGACGAAATGGTTTCCGATAGTCGTGATGTCGCCACAAATAGTTAATTACTGCTTCAACAAAAACGGCTCGCGATTCGTCACCCTCTTTGTTCGCTGTGACAGTAATCGTTGGATGGTTTACCGCAACGCTCGGCGCAATGACATTAACGGTTGAGAAAGCCATATTGACAGAAATGCGGTCATTTGTGACATTTCCTTCATAACCGCCTGTACCACCAAAAAATGTTTTCCCTCTGTACAGGTCAATCATTCGATGCCACTTGGCGTCGTAGCCTTCTTCGCTACGCCACCTGTACGTGTTGTCAATTCTCTCTTTTGTTTGAGAAAACCGTTCAGCTTTCGTCATCCGTACCATATTTATACCCAACGTCGCCCTTGATAAACAGGTTCATGTCCACCAGCACGAGCCTCTGAAATAATTTTTTTCTCGCGTTCCTTCATGGTCAGGTCACGATCTTCAGGTGGCAACATTTTGCGCATCGTTTCGCCTCTGGCAATCGTCACCGATTTGAGGCGCAAACGACGCTCATAAAGTTCCCTGAGTTCTTGCAAGGGAACATCTCGCCTTGCAAGAACATATTCAGCGAACTCTTCAAAGGTCGCCCCATCAGGGAGGACCGCCACCGTCAGGTGCTTTTAACGGCGCTATCAGGCTGAGGAAGCCCAGGACCAGGTGCTACCCGACCTGTTGTTCCATGCTGATTAAGGGGAGTTTCCCGAATCTTCATACCAGCACCCTTGTCGCCAGGATGAACTTCGTTCATTTCTCCACTAAAACGAGGCTTGTTTGGTTGGGCACCACCCTCGGCAGGAGGTCCATTGTAAAGTTGTGCATGGTTGATGCGCATTGTTTCGCCCATCCCCGATGCATTGTATTTGCGGTTGTTAGCCATTATCGGCCACTCCAATCATAGACATATGTCCTAAACACATATTTAAGCTGTCCCACGGATCGTGTTCAAGCCAATGGTATCGCCTACAGGTTCACGTTTGTTGGCTTCTCTCATCCACCAATCAAAAGTGTACGTGTCATCCACCTGTTGAACATACTCAGGGATGAACGCATACTTGCGCATCTGGTTAGCCAACGCCAACGCCATAACACGGTCATCATGCGGAGAACCCGACATGCCGCCACGCTCGTTACGCACATAAGTGCGTAACTCCGCAATCGTATGCTGGTCTTTAATAATCAGTTCATTGTTACGTAAAGCCATCGACAAATCGTCAATCATCAACGGTTTAGAAGTACGAGTAGTTTTCCACCCAAACTCCTGAGACATCCGATCCGTTTGACTATTCAACGACCTACGTCGAAACATGTTCGGATACCCCAACTGACGTAACTGAGTGATAGTGGTCAGCCCGTGGTTATTGGACTCCACACAACACAAAGCATTGCCGTACCAAATTCCAATGTTATGCACTTCGTATGCCAACTCATCAGGTGGGATATGGCCGTGCCATACCGCCACCTGCGTACCTTCTTTCGCATCCAATACTTGAATACACGAATAGTCACCATGACCTAAACCCTCAGCCGTGTCCACGCCAAGGACGTATCCGTTCCAACGCTCTGGATCCTGCCACACCGTTAGCATCTAAACTCCAAAACTCTTGGCTGAATCTCATGGAGATACCCGTAACGGCCAGCTTCCACATGCATTTGCATACCATCAAGAATGTCCAAATCAAACACAGGATTTCCCGAACGAATAAAAGCCTCTTCGGGGGTGGTCGGGTACTCCTGAGCCAACTGCCACGGCAACATCGAATCCCGTTTTGCCTCATACCAAGACTCATCCCTATCCTCCGTAGCAGACCAAGGAAAAAACATGGGAGAAAACTTGTTGTTCCCCGTCGTAGCCCCAGTCCACAAATGATGATAAAAGTTTCCAGACCCATTAGCCGTACTCAGGCCAATAATTCGGCCCCCCACGTCAGCAACAGGTTCTATCGACGCCCACGCTTCCTCTGCGTTCGGTAAGAACGCCCACTCATCAACCACGATAAGTGTCGCCGACTCACCACGGGCAGGATCAGACGCAGACGGCATTGACGTGATTTGGCTTCCATTATCAAACGCCATTCTCTGCTGATGCTCAACCAAAGACTTCGGTCCCCGATCCAACATCCAAATCGGTAAATGCTTAAAACCATATTTCGTTTTACGCAACAACAACACCGCTTCACGCTCAGTACGAGACAAATCAATAATGTTTTGATCAGGACGAAAAAACGCCAACCAAAACTGGTGAGCCGACACCAACGTCGTCCACCCAATCTGCCTCGCCTTTAACGTAAGCGAATATCTATTTGCTGCCCACTCTTCGAGAGCTTCCGCCTGAGCCGCACGTAAAGCAAAAAGAATACGCCCGTGAGCAGGGTGAGCAATGTGCCAAAAATTCTGTAAAAAATATTTCTCACTCCGTACACACTTCCGCCACTCCACCTCCTGGCGCAACTCCGTTAAACGACTCACCCAATATCCTCAACCATTAACTCTCGCCCCCAAAATCACGCTCAGGAACATACGGCTCATAATCATCAAACACAGGCAAACCTCGCATACGAAACCGATCACCCTTTTTGTAAGGCCGAACAATCGGACGAATAAAAAACTTTTGACCTGCACACATCGAAACCCGAAACTTAGTCATTCAACAATTCATGTCCTTACGCAACTGCTCCCACACAGACCACTGACTCTCAGTCCACGTAATATCAATCGTATTGTAAAGCTGAGAACACTGAGGTCCATACCCAGGAACCAAATCAGTTCTCACTGTAGGCGACACCTCTCCATCATCCCCCGACCACAGCATCGAAACACCGCTGACAGCCGCAATCAACGCCACCACAGCAGCAGTAATCGCCGCAACAATCTTCTTGATCGCAGACGACCACACGTCCGCCTTCTCCGCAACATCCTCTATCGACAAAACATCCCCTCACTGGCAAGACTCACACACCTCAGGATTCTCCAAACCACACTCCAACGGCTCATCATCCAAAAACGGATCCGTCAACAAATCAGGGCGCTCCCCCAACGCCTCCAACTGCATCCACATCCCATCATCACGCAAATCCTGCAACTCCGTCATTTCTTCCTCTTATGAGTAACCTTCTTACCGACACGCTTCGCATGTTTCGCAGCCGCAGAACGACCCTTCGCAGAATACGGATAATGTTTCTTACCAACCCTAGGCATCGTCCAAACCACCCTTAATCAAACGCAAAGAAGCAACTTCCTGTTCCAACAACGAAGCAAGCTCGTCATCACTAAAAGACTCAACGTCCCGTTCATCCTCCACAACAACCTTCCGCTTCGGCGTAAACTTCTCAATATATTGCAAATACAAAGAAGCAGCCTTCACATCACCACTGGCAGCCTGCTGCCATAAAGCATCAATGACGCTCTGAACCCGTTCAGGGTTGATGTTCAGTTCTGCTGCACGACGATCCCACTCACGGATAAACCGTGGATCACGTTTTATGCGGCGAACAGAATCCTGATGGATTTCCTGTTCGACCGCCCATTCCTTCTGAGTCTTAGGGGACCTCTCAGGACCCAACAACAACCAATCCAGTAAAGCCTTCCAAGTGTCAGGCATCACCTTCTCATTTGAGTCCTCGTCCCAAGACCAGCCTCGGCCTCCACCATTCTGTGGCATGTATGCGCTCCTTCAATTGCGTACCCACACCATAGGACAGATGTCCCAAGCAGACACCTAACCAGAATATGACAGTACTGTTACAAACACACACAACCAGTAAATAAAACGGGACACTCTCCCCCTATACTAAGTAATTACTTAGAACAATCTCCATACCCCCCAGGGATGGAGATTGATACTTAGTAATAGAAACTAAGAACTTTGGCGCATACAGCGACAAAGGATCCAAGTTCTAAAAACCAAACGCATTCCAAATGGATATCTATACATATGTGTGAAGCTGGGGGCCACCCCCCGTAGGGGGGTAGGGTACCCCCGATCAACTGTGTTGATCGACTCACCGAACTTTGTTCGGTGGACTGCCGCTGCACTTAGTACTCTGTACTAAGTCAAATCTAGTACTTTGTACTAGATAATCGGCCAGAATTACGTAGTAATTTGCTGTTGCTGTCGGCAAATATCGGACCGCTGCCACTACGTGGCAACCCTTCGGTTCTTCGGTGGGGTTCTGAAAGTAGCTTGATTCTCTTTGAAAGAGGTTTCTCT